TCAGAACAGAGAGGTATAGCCGGTGACAAGCAGTCTCAAGCACTTGCTATTCTTGATGAACAGATTAGTCGTAATGACACTCTTCTTGCATTGACTGCAAAACGACAAGTAATTGAAAATAGACTTGAAAGCCTAAAGTCTGCAGCGGCTGTTCAAGAACTTGAAGATACAATTACTCTTAATAATTCTCAAATAGCAACTATTAATCAACAGATTGAACTTGAACAAGAGAAGCTTGACACAACTCTTAATGCAATTGACATAGAAAAAGATGCTGTTGTCTCTGCGACAGCTGAAAAGTTAAAATCAATTGAGCGTGAACGTGCAGCTACCCTTCGTTTAGTAAATGATCTTGTTGGTGCTTTAAATGATGGAGTTGGAAAAGCTCTGGAAACAATCTTTGATAACATTGCTGAAGGCAAAAAAGTGGGTGAAGGATTGAGAGATGTGCTGTTTGAGACATTTGAGAACATTCGTAAAACCATTCTTCGTCAGACTCTAATTGAACCAATTCAAAACTTTATTTCTGAATCAGTTGGTAGCTTCTTTGGTATTGAACAACGCGGTGCTGACAATGCCAAAGTCATTGATGGAGCACTTTTAGTTACTACTGGTGCTGTAAGTAGTGTAGGCGGAATTGGTGAAACTATTCAAGCTCTTGATACCGCTCAAAAAACGCAAGCAGAAGTGGCTACCACAGCAGCTCAAGCTACTGAACAACAAAAAGGATTCTTTGCAACTATCATTGATGGATTTAAAGCAGCTGGTACAGGTGTTGTGGACTTCTTTGGTTCTATCTTTAGTGCTTTAAGTGGTAGCGGTGGTGGAGGAGGCATTTTTAGCTTCTTAGGTCAAGGCGGATTAAACTTTGGTCAACTGTTTGGTGGTCCTTCTAATGCTCAACTTGCAACAGGTGTCGGAAGTGCTGCAGACCAAGCGGCCGCTTTTGCCCCATTAACAGGAGTAAAGCCTTATGCAGCAGGCGGTCTCGTGAAACGCTTTGCTGGCGGTGGCAACGTAAACTATCAGGATCGTGTTCCAGCCCTACTTCAACCTGGTGAGTTTGTTATGAAGAAGTCAGCAGTTAAAGCAATGGGTGCTGGTAATATGGCAATGATGAATGCAACAGGTTCTGGAGGTAATGTGGTAGTTAATATTAACAATCAAGGCACCCCACAAGAAGCTCAAGCTTCCCAGCCAACCTTTGATGGAGAAAAATACGTGATTGATATTGTCACTCGCGATCTTAGAAATAACGGACCAATTCGTAAGTCCTTGAGAGGAGGAGCTGCTTAATGGCTACTTATCCCAGTGATGCAACCGCTCCTGTTACAGGATTTGGTGTTACAACAGAAATCACTTACACATCTACAAGCACAGAAACTTCTTTTAATCTTGCTGGTACAGTTAGCTATAGAGGCGAAATTTTAGCTATTTCAGACGGGGTGGTACAAGCTCCTTCTACCTATGCGGTTTCTAATGGAGGAGCTACTGTTACTTTTTCAACTGCTCCAAATGCTTCAAGCTTAACTTTAAAAACAATTGCAATCCCAGACCGTTATAAAGTTAGTAGACAAGAGTTTGTTACAAGTAGTGCAGAATACTCTAATACTCTTGCAACTGTTATAAACGGTAACTCTTACGTAATTAACGCAGATCAAACTTCTTTTGCACTACCTGTCGGCTCTAACGCAGCTTCTGCTGAAGAAATTATGGTCTTTTTATCAGGTGTTGCACAGTCATCTAATGCTTTTACATACCCATCTACAACATTAGGCACTCAAGGCATTGATATTGCAGATAATTCAGCAACAAAACTGCTTACAAACTTTTACGATGCCTTAACAGATGAATCCTACTCAGCTCATACTGTAACTTTTGTTGGTGGGACAGCTACTTATGCAACTTATGGAGATGATAAGTTTATTACTCTTGATGGAACTAATGACTATCTTCATATTCCTGGACATGATGATTTTAATGTGAATGATAGATCATTTACCTATGATACTTGGATTAGACCTGATATAGGAGCTACTTTAGCATCAAATCAAACTCTATTCGCTCGTCATGGAAGTGCTACTAATAACTATAATCTTCGTTTAGTAGGTGCAAACTCTAATGTAGGCTTTGTTATAAATCGGTCTGGAAATATAACTGAACTATACGGTGGTAATGCTAATGGTGGTTCTAACTACCATGTAGCAGTATCATACGACTCATCAACTCAAAACTTGAGACTTTATGTTAACAATGTAAAAGTAGCTCATACTCAATACGTTGCTGAAACTGCTTCAAGCGGTAACGTGACAATTGGAGCTAACTCAAACGTTACCTCCGTTGGTGAATATTTTAAAGGCAATGTATCTTTTGCAAGAATGGTTCATGCTCCAAGATATCGTTCAGATACAATAGCTCCTTTAACCTCTTCAAATGCTATTACCTTAGAATCAGGAGCTCCTCTTGGTGCAATTGATCCAGATGATCAACTTACAATCAGACTTTTTGGGGCTACTATCACTTCAGATGATAGATTTACTTCAATGGCAGACCGTAAGCCTGATAAAGGATTTACATCACAAAGACAGTTTGATTCAATTACTTTTACTTCACAAGCTGGGTATGAAAAACGTCGTTTAAAGTCTCGTCGGTCTAAAAGAGCCTATTCTCTTCAATATTCTAATATTACTGGGATTGAGAAAACAGCGATTGAAAACTTTTATCTCGCCAGAAGCGGAGAATTTGAAGCATTTAGTTTTGACTTGTCACATATCAATGAAAGTGGTACAATAACAGCAAGATTTGACGGACCGTTACAAGTTCAACAAATTCTTTCTACAGGTTCGCAACTCACTGAGAACTTTTATACTGTATCATTTAATATTTTAGAGACTTATGACTGATGACTGCTCGCAACTATGATGTAATCTTAACTGTTGATAATGCCGCAGGGTTTCAATCTACTAATGCCTTAGTAGGTAACACCACTGCTACAGTTGGCTATATTGCTAATGTCAATACAACAACCAATCAACTTAAAGTAAAACTTAACAATGTTTTACAAGAATTTTCTTCTACAGAAGTAGTTCATTCTAACACTATCTCAATTACAGGCACTTCCAACGGTCAACTAAACTCTTCTTCAATTCCTTTCCAAGCAAATACAATGAGTGGAAATGTAACCACTGCTATTGCTACTATATCTGCAATAGCTCCCAGCGCTTTTATTGCTGAAAAGAATGCTTTTACACAAAATCCTATTGTTCGTTTGTACACAGTTTACTATCCAGGTGAGTGGTATCCTCCAAACTCAAACGGTAATCCTACAGGTCAAGGAACTGGCAAAGCTTGGCCTAACGACTTTCCAATACGGTTTTCAGAGATAATTGGTGATTTAGTATCTGACCTTCAATACAATGTTATTTTTGACACACAAACCTACCTACCATTTCCATTAAACTCTACCGCAATTGATCAGTCCAGTGATGGTAAGATCAATGAGCTAACTCTTACTATATTTAACTTTGACAATCTTATTACACGACTGGTAGAAGACCCATTTTTAGCAGGAAATAATACTTCAAACTCAGTACAAGCAACTGTAAACAGTGAATTAGTTCATGGAATTGATCCAAGAACAGTACCAGGCACTACTGATAATGAAGATGGTCTAAACTATGATGAGACAATTGTAGGTGTTTATGGTAGAACTAATGCTTCTTTTACTTATGACCAAACTTTAGCTGTGGGGGGAACTTGGCAAGAACAAAAAATGGATACACGTGATCTATTAGGAGGTGTGGTAGAAATTAAAACAACTTTTGCTAACTTTTTAGATTATTGGCCTGAGTATTCTACTGTTCAATATATTAATGCTAATGTTCTTGAAGTTTATAATTCGATGCCTTATCGAGTAGGAGATAATGTTATAGCAAAAGGTGGGCAAACTGAAGCTACAATACAATCCATTGAAGAAAATAGATTTTTATTTCTTTCTAACGAGCTTGATGCCAATGTAACTATCGATACTCCAATCTATATTGTAAACTCTCAAGCAGATACAGAATCTTATATTGAAGATAAGTTTAAAATTGATCAACTTGAGTCTTTAAATGATTCAGTAGCATCTTTTGGTTTAGTTTCTTGGCTTCAATACTTTAGGATTGTAACTCCAAAACGCAAATATTATAAGAACACTTGTCAATGGACTTATAAAGGCGCTGAGTGTCAGTATCCAGGACCTGGGGGTTTAGCTATTCCAGGTACTTCCCTTACTTCAAATGTAAATCCTATTGCTGCAAACAATCAAGTAGCTGCAGATTCAGCTGGAGATGTTTGTGGTAAATCTCTTCAAGCCTGTACCCTTCGTAATAATCAACAACATTTTGGAGGCTTTCCTGCAACAGGACGAACAATCCCCCGCGAATAAAGATACTAAATGTATATTACCTTGGATTCACCAGTACGGAGATCTTTCGGGTCAATATGGTTTGTGTTGTTTTACCTTAAATCACGATGGTAATCTATTTGGTAAAGGTTTATCACCTTTAGCAGCTTTTAATTCAGAAGAAATTAAATCTGCAAGACTTGAAATGCTTAAGGGTAACCAGCCAAAAGCATGTAAAGTTTGTTATGACTGGGAAGAAGAAGAAATCGAAAGCCATCGCCAGAGAATGAATCAAAGATTTCAAAACTACTCTAAACTTTACAATACAACTCTTGAAGATGGAACTGTAAAAACACCGCCTGTCTATTTAGATTTTAGGTTTGGCAACTTGTGTAATTTTTCTTGTAGAATGTGTGGATCTTATGCTTCTTCTTCTTGGTCAAAAGAAGATAAGCATCACGGAACTCTTAAACAAGATGCTCCTAATTCTTATGATCCATGGACTGAAGATGAAAAATTCTGGAATGATATAGAGATGATAAAAACTCATATTAGAGTTTTATATTTTGCTGGGGGCGAACCTTTTGTACAAGAGGGACATTACAAGATGTTACAGTTTTTAGTCGATAATAATTGTAGTAAGAATATTGACTTATCCTATAATACTAATTTATCTTACAAAGGATCTTTTAAAGGTTATGATATAGAAAAACTTTGGTCTTCTTTTAAAAGTATTGATTTATGGCCGAGTATAGAAGGATTTGATGAAAAAGCAGAGTATGGTAGAAAAGGTCTTGATATAACATTATTTAAAAAAAATGCTGAAAGATTTTCTAAATATATTACTTCTTACTCTTTAGTGAGTAGTATTTACTCAATTACCAGTAATATAGAATTAATAAAATGGATTAAAATACATAAAAAATCTTTTAATATTACTAATTTAGTAAACCCTCCTTATCAATCTACTACAATATTACCGACTGATCTTAAAAAAGATATTATTCAAAAGTATCGATTACAAATTTTTGAAATTCAAGATTTAAGTGAGCATGAAACTAAAGATATTATTGGTTCTTTAAAATATATGAATTCAAGAGATGATTCTCATCTTCAAAAACGATTTAAACAGGTTAATACCAGAAGTGATTTATATAGGAATGAGTCTTTTGAAGCAACTTTTCCAGAGTTATCAGAATGGTACAAAAATATTTAGGTTTACGCCATATCTATGGCGATATAGACTGTATTGAACTTATAAAACACTTTTATAAAAATGAG